GCGCCGAAACGAGAGGGACTGATATCCCAGTTGCCCATGTTGATGGACTCCTATGTGAGAAATGAAAGAAACGCGCCGGTTTGACAAGCCGTTCAGGGCGAGTCAGCGATCCTCATCCACGGGTGTCCGACGCATCGGGCCGCGATTTGGTCTCGGACTGTTTCCAAGACGGACGTTCACGCCAACCAGCAAGGCGTGAGGTTGTTCAGAGCTGGAAGTTCTTGTTCTTGGCGATCACGTACACGCCGTAAGCGGCGACCGCACCAAGAACGAAACCGATGAAGAATGCTTCCATTACTTGTTTTCCTTTGCCGCGAGGGCGGCGTTGAGTTCTGGATCAGCGGCACGACGGGCCGCGATGTATTCACGGGTGCTCTCCGGCTTATCCGGATCAAGCACCTCTTTGATGAATTCGGCTTCCTGACGCTTCCTGCGCGGAATCCAGCCAACAGCGATGCGAATGGCGGTCAGTGCCCCGCTCTGCCAGAGAGCAATCAGGACAGCAACCGAGACCGCTGCGATTGATAACCAAATGACCATAGACATCCAGGACGGGACCTTGTCCTCGACGCTGGCTAGGTCTTCGTGGATCCCGGCAGCAAGTTCGTCGATCCGAGACGCGCCCTTGATTACGACGGGGTCGTTGATCGACGTTCCGTGCTTGACAAGGGACGCGGCCTCTGCCCTGATCTCGTTGGTGTTGCTGGCGATGTGCTGCACCGGGCTGCACGAGACCTGGGCGAACCCGATGGTCAGCGTGAGCCCAAGTGCAGCAACCGGTCGCATCAATCGAGGTTGGAGTTGGAGAGCCGCTGGATCACCGATTGCCGGTAGGCGGGGTCCTTGGCATATCGGGGGTCGTTCATCGCAGCGACCATCTCGGCCCGAGACTTGAACGAGTCAGTGGCCTCGGTTCGGCGGCCTTCGACAGTCCGGGCTGGCTCCACGCTGTTGTTGGACTTGAACCGAGCGGCCAAGCTGCGGACAGCGAAAAGGGTCTTCTTGGAATCGCCGGAGTTGATGACTTCGTTGTAGGCGTCGATCTCCTCAGCGGGAAGCGTCTGGGCAGCCCAGCTCACCATCGCCTGGTACTGCTCACGGCCGCCAACCTCGCTGTAAACCGAGTTTTCGGCAGCAGCAGCAGCCGAGCGACGGCCCTCGATGTACGAGTCAACAAGCTCCTTGGCAACGCCCATCTTGGCAAGAGCCTCGTAGGACTTGTCCGAGAGCGCGCCGTTCTGGGCGTACTCATCGACGTATGCCGTGAAAGACTCGGTGGTCAGGGAGGCGGGAGCGGCCTCAGCCTTTGCGGGGGATTCCTTGTCGGGCGCAGCTGAGCCAAGCTTCGACTGCAACTCGATGTACGCCTTCTCCAGTTCAGCCGGGGAAGAGAACTTCCCAGCCAGCTTCTGCTCCGGAACAGCGATTTCGGAGGCGGGCGCAGCCTGGCCGGTACGGGCGGCTTCCGCCGCTTCCGCACGAGCGAGGTACTGGGCGTCGTTCGGGCCGACCGAACCTTCGGGCTTCGCTGCAAACGGGACCTGCGATTCAATGCTCATGCCGTGGCTTCTCCTTGATTCTGTTGCTGTTGATGCTGCATCGACGCCACACCGAGCTTGGACGCGGCGTTGATGAGGGCAGGCGTCGCCTGCTGCTGCGCGGCCTGTTGCTGCGCTGCTTGCTGTTCCTGGGCGATCTGTTCAGGGCTCTTGACAATCCCAGCAATGTCAAGGCCAAGGGCCGCCGCACGAGCAGCCATGTATCCGGTGACGTTCAGGTACTGGGCCAGTGCCTGCGGACCAATGGTCTGCCCAACACCAGAGACAAACGTGTCGAGCTTCATCAGTTCATGGCCTCGGCCAAGAGCGTCAAGTCCAGTAACGATGATTGGACGAACAATTCCTTCGGGGAGCCGTCGAAGCTTCTTCTTCTTCTGCATCCACGACAGGGTGACACGGACCAGCGGTAGCTGGAGGTCTCCCGCAAGGGACGAGAACACGCCGCCAAGAGCGTCTTCAAGTTCCTGGGCAACCAGCCGAATCTCGGTTGCCGTGACGCGGTCGGCGTTTCGCTGGACAGCGGAACGAAGCAGGAACGCCTGCTCCAGCCGCTGCTGGATTGCCGTGCCGACGTTCATCGAGACGTTGAAGTCCGCGAACTTCTGCATCTGGAGAACGGTGACGTCCTCCGAGTTTCCGATCTTGATCGCCCCGTTAGGAGCGTTCTGGACGTCGGTCAGACGGGTCGTCCCATTCGGGCGGACAAAGAACAGGAGTCGGCTGGCTGCAAGGCTGAACTCGACGATTGACTTGGTGATCGCTTCCAGGCTGATGAGGTCGCCAAGGTATTCCTCAACAATCCCACGACCGTAGTTCTCGTTCGAGATGCTGTTCCAACGCAGGACGATGTACGGAAATTCATCAACGAGGTATGAAGCCTCGGTACCGGGGACTTTGACCCCAGCCACTTCCTGATGGCATTCGTACTTACCGTCCTCAAGGCAGCAGATGGTGTAGACATCGACGGAGTCTCCGAACTTCTCTCGCTCCTCCTCCGGAATCGCGTCAAGAATGTCCTTGTCAAGCGAGTCCTTGGCGATCTTTTCCTTGACGATAAGGTCAGTGACTGTGTCGGCGACGCGGGCCACGACAAATTGGTCGAGTGCGTAGAAACGCCAGCCATGCTTGAAATCAAGCCGAAGCAAGCCGTTGCCGCCGACAATCAGGTGCCGAAGAGCGTCGAACAGCACCGGGCGAACCGGGTCAGATTCGAGTTCATCGACAATCGAACGCTCCATCTCGCTGAACGCCTGGTCAAGCTGGGCAAGCATTTCTGCGGCCTCAGCCTGACGGACAACCTCACGGCTCACGGAGAACCGGAAGAACGGCGTATTGGGGGGAAGAAGCGTGAGTAGAAGCTTGGATGCCAGGTTGTTGACCGCCCGAGCACCCATGCTGTTGTATGGGGTAGGCAGGACCGTCGCGCTGGACGAGCCTGCTGGCGGATACAGGAACGGGAGTGTCAGCTCAGAGCACTTGCGGGCACGGTCGAGATAGACAAACCGATCCCCTTCCATCTTCGACCACCGAGCCCGGGCCGTCTGGCTGTCATCGACGTCCATTTATCAGGCTCCAGGCACATTGACACCGGTGCCGCGGTAGGGGATGACAAGAGATTCGTAGCTACCCGGGGCCCCACGGGTTGGCCGACTGGCAATGGACAGGTTGGGGGCCATGCGGGACGCCATCTGCACGGGGGGCGGAGGGGGCGGAGGAGGCGGAGGTGCCGGGGGCGGCATACTCGGCTTGCTCATGCACATGGGTTGATGTCCTTACCAGTTGATCTTGGCTGTTTGGCGTTCTTGTTCGATCTTGAGGAACTCGATGACGGACCACTGACCGCGCTTGATCCAAATGTCCCGGTCTGTCATGGACGGCTCCGGGATGGGCGTCGGGAAGCGGGCCGACAGAGCAGCAATGAGCTGGTCGTTGATGACTGGGAATTCAGGAAACTTGGTGTCGTTGTCCATAGCCTGTACCAACGTCAGCCTTCGTTTGCGTCAGCCCTGCCAACCGAGCCGTCAAACACCTCGCCGGTGTCGTCAAGCTCTGGCGGAAGCGCACCATCCTTGATGCGATTGAGGGTCCACAGATAAGCGGCAATGTTCCACCGAACCGCAAGAAGGTGGGGTTCATCACGCTTTCCCATCATGTATTTGGAAAGGTGGCGACACGCCGAGTCGAGGTACCGAGACAGCGGTTGTCCGCGTTCCCAGTTGCGATCACCGTACTTCTTCGCGCCAAGTTCGAGGTAGCGGGCGTCGGCATCGACAATCTCCCACGGAATCAAGTCGTACCGACCCTTCCCGCTCCGAGTGTCCCGCCTACTCCCGGTGTCCCAGGTTTGACGATCACCAGAATCCTTCAACGTCATCCCGTCCTGATGGTGGTCACTCACTGATCTTCCTCCTCAAGCTCTCGCTTCCGCTCTTCATCAATCTCTTCCCGACGCATCCGGCAAAAAGCGCACAGTCGGTCAATGGGGTCGTGCCAAATCCGACAATCGCACACGTAGCCGTAACGGTCCTCAAGCTCGGTCCTGTTCATGCCGCCACCTTCTTTGCCTGCGGGCTCCACAGCTTGACAAGCCCAGTCTTTTTGACGTAATCGCCCTTACGAAGAATGCGGGCAAGACGAGCCTGCGACAGAGCGACTGTCTCGTTCAAGCCAGCCTTGACATAGCACTCGACGACTGCTTCCCATCCGCCATCAACGATCTTTTCGGCGCGGGCCGGGCCGATGCCAGGGCACCCCGGGTATCCGTCCGTGCGGTCTCCGGTGAGGGTCTGGATGAGGTGATTTCGATCTGCTTCGGCCCGAGTGACCTCGATAACCCCAAGGTCTGGCTTGCTCGGGTTGTAGACCCTGGTAGGAATCGTGCGAAGATCCTTGTCAGCCGAGACAATAATGGAGTTTGGCTTCGAGGTTGCCAGGATTCCCATGACGTCGTCGGCCTCCAGTCGGTGCCACAGCTGACAATCCCAGTTGTCAATCATGTAGTCGCGTAGTGCCTGGAACACCACCGGCTTACGCACCCCTGCTCGGTTTGACTTGTATTCGGGGTACACCTGCTTGCGGAAGTTCTCCGAATCGGAAAGGCAGACGGTGAACGATGTTCCCCCAAGCGTTTCCACAAACTCAACGATGTCAACGTCAATCCGCTGCTTGGCTTCCTTGAAGTCTGCGTGGAGTGTCCACAGATCGTTGCCCCAGTCAGTCGGCTTCTCGACAGCGGCAGCCGTCGTGTAGCACAGAATGTCGCCGTCAATCAGAATGTTCACTGGTCAGCCCCGCCTTCGACTACAAGTCGATTGACATGGCGAAGCGACATATGCGCCAACCCGACAATCTCTGGAGCCGATCCCTTTGACTCGAACGACATGACGTAGTGCTTTGCGCTTCGGTCCTGATATCCAACAAACATCATGGCGTCAAAGCGACCAGCGATTTCCTCGAACAACTCTTGCGTGGTGGCAAAAGTCAGCGGCCCGTTACTCATAGTTGGTTCTCTTTAGGCGTTTCAGTTCACACTCGATGGACTTGCGCTTCTCGCTGCCAGGAGGCCACGTGTGGTAGTCCCGCACAAGCGCGGCCTGCGGTGCCTTTTCGATCAGGTACGGGAGGACCGCTTCGATGCACGAGATCGCCGACTTCCCAGAGGCGTCCCACTGGTATTGCGCCCGGTGCTTTCCGTCTTTGTTCGCTTTGCGGTAGAGCCGCCCGCCAAACTCTTTCTGCAACGCTTGGAGAGTCCACGGGAAGGTGTTCGAGACGGAAACACGAACGCCATTGCGTCCTCCAGCAGTGAAGCAGCCTTCGCCATCAAGGAACCCAGCCAAGTACGCCAGCCACGTAGGTTTGTCAATGCGTCTCGCTCCAGTTAGATCCGCTTCTCCATTCCCCGTCAAGGGGAACCCGGAATCCAAAGTGTTCTCCTGCTGCGCGGATGGAGTTGACCGCGCTTTCTCCAACATGACCGACCAGGGGGTACCTGACTTCAATCTGAAACTCGTCATGGATCCATCCAACAACACTGAAGTCCTTGCCAAAGTCGTGTCCCTCCCGTTCGAGTCCGTTCGACAGATTGCACAAAGCCTTCTTCATCACGACCGCACCGGCACTCTGCAACAGCGTGTTCAGCGCGGCGTGTTGTGAGCGAACCGGAAGACGGCGACCATCAAGACCGATGAGGAAACCTCGCTTTGACGCGGTCGCTACCGCATCGCGGAGCATCTTGAAGGCCGGGACTGCTTTCTCGAACTTCTTGCGAAGTTCAGCACCGCGTCGCTCGTCTCCGCCGACAGTGATGCCAAGCTTCGTGTCCCCTGCCCCATAGATCATCGCGTAGATGAGTGTCTTCGACACGTTGCGCTGGGCTTCGAGTTCGTGATTGTCCTTGTCTCGCGCAGTACCTGCCTTGACAAGACCAAATGCCTGCGCGTTCTCCCAGTGAATGTCGCCGTCAACGACGATTCGCCCGTACGCTCCGTCGTCGTACTTGGCGAGGAAGTGCGCTAGGCAACGGAGTTCGAGGCCGCTGGCATCCGCGCCGACTAGCACCATGTTGTCTGACGGAAGAAACAGCGACCTGCACTCCGAACCGTACGGACTGCGACCGGCGGGCACCTGCGCGAGATTGGGCTTAGAGTGAGTTGCTCGTCCGGTGACCGCCCCATTCGTGTTGATGCGGCCATGAATGCGCCCCCGCTTGACAAGCTTCAGCCATGCCTCATCTCCGTCAGCAATCTGACCAAGACGCTTTACGACAAGCAAGTAGTCGCACAGCAGCCTTGCCTCCGGATACTGAAGTTCAGACAGGATCGCATCGTCGATCTTCGGCTGGCCGGTTGCGGTAAGTTCCGTTGGGGCCCACTGGTACATCTCTTTCAGGACCCTGGCGATCTCCTGCCTGCTGCCTGGATTGAAAGGCTCAGTCTTCGTCTTGGTCTTCAGCTTCGTCACCTTCGGAGGAAAGACGCTGACAAGCTGTTCGCGCAGTTCATGCTTCTTGACCATGAGCTTCGCTGCAAGTGCATCAGCCGCGTTGCTGTCGAACTTCCAGCCTCTATCTTCCATCTTGCTACACACACGGACAACCGAATGCTCAAGTGCTTCGGCGTCCCGTGACAGCCCTTGCTTCAGAATGTGGCGATACAGAGCAAGGGTGACAGCGGTGTCTTGCTCACAGTATTCCTGCATCTGGGGCGACCAGAACGACCAATCCGTAGAGTCGCCAAACCCGTCCTTGAGCATCCCAAGCCGGTAGCCCCACGCCTTGAGGGAGTGAGAGCCAACAAGCTCCTTCGGGAAGCCTGTGTTCTTGTAGTCATCGTTCCGGATGTCAGGCCAACACACGCGACAGCAGACAAGAGTGTCCGTGATCTTGCACAGCGGATTCGGCCTGCACCCGAACTTCTCAAGAATCGGAAGATCAAACCGAATGATGTTGTGCCCGATGACCTCGTCAGCCTGGTAGATAAACCCAAATGAGACGCGATGGCCCGTTTCCGGACACGTGCTTGCAATGATGTTTCCGGTGTCTGCGTCCCTGACAACGATTGACCAGATGTTCTTGACGTTCTCAATGAAACCGTCAGTCTCGATGTCGATGATGACCCTCACTGGAGGATCTCCCGGATCTGATCCGCAGTTCCCTTACGAAGAACACCGGGAGTCCCCCGACCAACCCACGCTCCCTCGACGTTGACAACGATCCACTCTTCGGCCTCGTCTTCCGTCATCCCCTGCTTCACGAAATGCTTCAGGAGCTTCGTGCTGTCGTAGATGATGATTGGAACATCACCGCAGCGGGACACTAGACCGATGATCGCGGTATCAGCCCCAGTGATTGACAGTGTGGCGTCCTTGCCCATGCCATAATCCTATCGTTGCCATTTGGCGATGAAAGGTCAGAAGTCGTGGGTTTCCTCTGAATCAGTCGAAGGATCGAACATTTCGCACGAGCACATCCGACCAGTCTCCTGGTCATACTCAAGAGCCATCGCCAATCCCGTTTCTCCGGTGAATCGGTTCTTGAGGACCCTGACCCTGGTCTGGTTGCGGTGGTCTTTGCTCTGCTGATTTCTTTCCAGAGCCAGAACGCAGTCGGAGAGCTGGGCAATTCCTGCGCTTGATCGAAGGTGAGACAAACGGACCTCGCCGCCCTCCTCGTGGGGACGGCCGTCCACCCGACGAAGGTGGCACACCAGGAACATCGCGCACTTCACTTCCTCCACAAGCGTCCGAAGCTTCGTCATCAGGGCATCAAGCATCTTTCGCTCGTCGCCCTCGACCGCGCTCACGGCAATGCTGACATGGTCCAAGACAATCACCTTGCAGCCAAGCCCCTTGACCATGTATCGGATGCGATCAAGCAGGTTCTGCTCTTCGGTAGAGCCAAAGTGATCGTAGAGATACACCCGGTTCTCGCCGAAAGTACGGTCAAAGGCGTCGCGCAAGACTTCCTTCGGTGCGCCAAGGTGAAGACGCTGATTCACCTCGATTGACATGAGACCAAGGGCAGTACGTGCCGTGGACTCCTCCAGAGCGATGTAGCCGATGGAGAACCCCTGCTTCACCAGGTGGTGTGCAATCTCCCGACAGAACTGACTCTTGCCAATGCCCGTACCGGCGGTGACCGTCACGATCTCGCCCATGCGGATCCCATGCGTCATTGGGTTCAGGTCTTCCCACGGATATGGGATTCCGTGCTTCCCATCCCACTCGGCAATCTTTTCCCAGATGTCGGAAGCAGACACGATGCAGTCGGGTCGGAACGGCTGAGCCTTCCACAAGCAGTCGATGAGCTCGCGCACCTTCCCGGCGCGGACTGCGTCGTTTGCGTCCTTTGCGGGAAGGCGGGCGATGTGTGCCTTGCCGGGGGACAAGAGCAAGGCGCACTCTTTGGCGGCAGCCTGCCCAGGCTCGTCCATGTCAAAGGCAAACACGACCTTGTCGAACCCTTCGAGCCAGTCCAGAGATTTCCGTACTGCCTTGGCGGCGGAAGTGGCACCGTTCGGCACAGAGACGACGGGGTACTTGTTCTCCCAACAGTGCTGACTGATCGACATGGCGTCGAGTTCGCCTTCCGTCACGACAACCATGCGGCCGGATGGGGCGAAGAGGTGTTGACCAAACAACACCAAGGACGACGAATCGCCAAGAATTCTGAACTGCTTGTCTGCTGTCCGGATCTTCTGGGCAACCACTTCTCCCGAGCCGTTCCGGTATTCCGCTATTTGCACGGGTTGCCCGGCGTACTCGCCCACTCCGTAGTTCCATAGTCGGCAGGTCTCCTCGGAGATGCACCGCTTGTCAAGAGCCTGGTACTGAGCAGGGATCATCCCGATCATCTTCACTGCCTTTCGTTCAACGGGAGAACCGTCGCCCTTTTCGTGGTACTCGCAGCCAAAGCAGTAAGCGTGTCCGTCGCTGTATCTGGCAAGGTTGTCCTTGCTTCCGCAGCTTGGGCACGGCTCATGCCGAACGAATGCAGAATCAGTCACCGCCTCGTTCCATCTGCTCCACAAGGAAGCGGACGAGGACCCCGAGGTCTTGGCGGCTAACGTGGAAAGCCTTGTCGGAATCCTTCCGACAGAACTCAATGTCGCCAATTTCGTTGACACGGACAACATCACCGTGGCAATTCTTCAGGATCGGCTCAGTCGCTGTTTCGAGTCCGTTCGTCACAAAGCAGGGCATCCGTCTCACCTTTCAAGAGTTGTGCTGCGAATGGGATCGAGTTCTTGATGCGGAGCATGACAATCCATTCGCCTTTGTCTCTTCGCATCACAACCACAGGGATCTTTCCTCGTTTTGCGTCTCGCTCCGCTTGTTCAAGGAACTTTTCCACCGAGAGTGATTTACGCAACTTGACTTCAACATGAAGCCGGTCTGTGCCGCACAGGTCTGCGCCACTCACTGCTGCGGATGTCTGCCCCGTCCTGGCGCATCCGTCCATCAACCAGTATTCGCGGATGGCATCCCGAGCCGAACGCTCCCCACGCTTTCCGCGCTCTCGGTTGTTAGGCACAATCGGCCTTCCGCTGCGGAACCGCGATGTCGGTGGTGTCGTTGCGGACAACGGAGAACTGCGTGTCAATCATGTGGCGGATCTGACCGTCAACGCAGCAGACAACCGCGTACATCATGTTGGAGTACCAGCCGGTGTCCACCATGTAGAGCAGGTAGCCCTCTCCAAACGGAGTGTTCACCGGGATCAGCTGCCGGAATTCGTGGATCATCAGAAGTCGGCCTTACTCGGGGCAGCACCCTTCGGAGCAGCCTTGACATCGTCCTCAAAGTTGTCGAACGACTCGGCCACAAACCCAGCCTCTTCCGCACCAAAGCCAAAGTCGGTTGCAGAGGTAGCGCGGGGCTCCTTGATCTCGATGACCTGGACACCGCGCAGTCGTGCGGAGACACCGCAGCCGCCGATGGCCGGAGAGTTGAACGGAGCAAGCTCAAGCGAGAGTCGAATGCGCGATCCGCTGCCGACTCGAATCTCGCTGTTGATCGGAACACCCTTCGAGTCAAACATCGCCGGACGCTGCTCCCACGAGCGGCCCGCCTTTGAGGTCACCTTTGCCTTGAGCTTGGCCTTTACGGAAATGGTTCCGTCATCGTTGCGGACAAGCGG